GAGGTAGAATCGGTGACAAAGTTGGTCTCAAAACCACTCAAAGAAAAACTAAAGTGGGATGCTACGAGACTCAATTTTATGAAAGCAACTTCTAAAACTTCGAGAGCAAAACTGCCTATATGAAAGTATAACTAAATAATAGTGCTTGTCTGTCGTTATTCAAGCAGAATGGGGTCTTTATGACCCTTTTCTTGTATAAATAATTGCAACGACAGTCAAAGCAGAAATGTATTACGTTTATCTCTATTTGAGAGAGGATAGAACTCCTTATTATGTTGGTAAAGGTTCTGGTAAAAGAATAAACCAAAGACATAGATTAAATGGTGGGAAATTTTTACCTCTACCTCCATTAGATAGAAGAGTAATAATAAAATATTTTGATTATGAGGATGAATGTTTTTTATTTGAAGAGTGGTTAATAGAATTTTATGGTAGAAAAATTGATGGTGGAATATTGAATAATCAATGTAAAGGTGGGGGAGGTTATACTAAAGGTAAAAATTTTGATAGAAAAAAATATACTGAAAAAAATAAAGAAAGAATTGCTGCCCGTCAAAAAAGATATAGGGAGAATAATAAAGAAAGATTAAGAGAACAGAAAAAAGAATATTACCAGAAAAGAAAAAAAGAACTTGGTAGTTATTGGTATTCTAATATTAGTAAAGAAGAATACAATGAAAAAACAAGAGAAAGATATTATAGAAGAAAAGCAGAGGGATACAAAAGAAATGACGAAGAATACAAAAAAGAATACAGAAAGAAAAATAGTGAAAAACAGAAAGCATATATGAAAGAGTATTATCAGAAAAATAAAGATAAGTGGAAAAAGAAAATGTAATGTATCCTTTGTCGTCTATTGACAATATTCTTGAAGTATGTCATAATACACAGTAAGATAATTTAACACTTTGAAGGTGACTCCCTATCAAGTTTATTGCGAATACCTTGCCCAAAAATCACATTTCAGTAATGTAAATTACGATTACTTTAAATATAACAAGAAAGTTAGAGCAACCATTACTTCCTTTAACCGTCGTTCCGATAAATATTTCTTCGAAAAAACATCGAGAAAATATAATGATAAGGAAGTAGTAGATTTTCTAGTATCAAACTTTGTAGCAGCAGATTCCCCGAGCAACTTATGGATTGGATCAATTATCAATTCTGGAGAAAGAACCTACCAAGAGTGGATGCGGAGACAACAGAGTTTGACATACTTATTCAAAGAACAAAGCAACGAATTGCTCTCGAACAACGAATTAGAAAGTGTATTCGATTGTTCGAAAGGACACCCGATTCTATTGAAAAGGTATCTTGGTGGAGACGTAAGTCTTGAGACATTAGTTATCTTTGAGAAAATATTTTCTTTTAGACGAAAGTTTGATAAAAAACTTGATGATCCTGTATGGGAAATCGTAAGTCTTAAGATAGAGAAGTACAGACCTTTTCTAAATATTGATATGTTTAAGTACAAAAAAATTTTAAGGGATATTGTAGATGAGTGACTTTTTCGAATCTGAAATCATTCAAGAAGAATTGAGTGAAATCAATAGAATGCAAGAAAAAATCTATGGAAGTCTCATGGCTTTCAGTACAATGTCTAGTGAAAAAAAACTTGAACATATTGATTTACTCACAAACTTGCTCGAAAAGCAAAGAGTGATGTATACTAGGTTATCTCTTTCAGACGATCCTCAAGCAATTGAGATGAAAGAGAACCTTCGCAAGTCAGTCGCACTGATGGGTTTTCCACCAGAGACTGATATGCAAACTTTATTTGATAGTATGAATGCAACTATCAGGTCTCTACGAGACTATGTTGACAATTGACTCTGAATTAGTTATACTATCCAAGTAAATCTAACGAATCCAAACAAATCTAAGGTAATCCAAATGAGCTTCGCAGATCTTAAAAAGCAATCCAAACTTGGCTCCCTGACTCAAAAACTGGTCAAGGAAGTCGAAAAAATGAATAATACTACCAGTTCCGGTGATGACCGACTGTGGAAACTGGAGTGTGATAAGAGTGGTAACGGTTATGCAGTTATCCGTTTCCTTCCTGCCCCGAATGGTGAAGATCTCCCCTTCGTAAAACTGTATTCTCATGCCTTTCAAGGTCCCGGTGGTTGGTATATAGAGAATTCTCTGACTACTATGAATCAGAAAGATCCTGTGTCCGAATACAACACAATGTTGTGGAATAACGGCACTGATGCTGGTAAAGAACAAGCACGTAAGCAAAAACGTAAACTGACCTACGTTGCTAACATCTATGTGGTGAAGGATCCCACAAATCCCGAGAACGAGGGTAAGGTGTTCCTGTATAAGTTCGGCAAGAAGATCTTTGATAAGATTACTGCTGCAATGCAACCTGAGTTTGAGGACGAGGAAGCAATCGATCCGTTCGACTTCTGGCAGGGTGCTAACTTCAAACTGAAAGCAAAGAACGTTGCTGGTTATCGTAACTACGACTCTTCAGAGTTTGCCCGTCAGGATGCTCTGTTGGATGATGATGACGCAATGGAAGCAATCTGGAAGAAACAGTATTCTCTCCAAGAATTTGTTGCTCCTGATCAGTTCAAGGACTATGATGCTCTGAAGAGGCGTCTTGATTATGTTCTCGGTATCAAGGGCACGACTAAGTTCCAAGATCAAGAAAGCATTGAGGAGGAAGAAGAGTTCCGTGCTCAAAATCGTGGAGACTCCAATCCAATGCCTCAGTCAATGAAAAACGAACTCAATTCTTTGAGTGGTGATGACGGTGGTTTCAATGATCCTGATATTACTCTCAAGTCTTCTAATATCGAGAAAGACACCGTTACTGCAAAGTCAAGAGCACTGAAAGCTGAGTACTCCTTAGAACTCGCAGATGAGGAAGATGATACTCTCTCATACTTTGCCGCACTCGCAGCAGACTGAGTTAGTTGGAGATTGTGATTCTGGTATTCTCGGTTCGAATAAGAGTTTCATTGATGTATTGTGAAGAACGATCATAAAGCATAATCTCCCTCATATCATTTAAAAACTGTTGTAAATATCCTCGTCTCAATAAGTAGATCGAGGATTTTTTATTATTTTTACGAGTCTCATATTCCCAGTTAGATACTCCTCTTCTTACATTGGTTCCAGTGACTGTAACATTAACTCCATTATCACTGTAGGTTAATGTAAAGTCTTCATCGACAACTTTTCCTGAAGGAAGAATTAATCTACCATTAGAATCTTTGATCTCTTTGGTTTCATAAAAATTATTATCATTTATTCTATCACCATACTTATTATCAACATAATTATAGAGTTGATAGTTTGAGAGTGGCCATTCATTTCTTACATTAATGATACCAGCAGTCATTAAAACAACCCAATCAAGTTCATCGTTTCCATAAAACTCTTCGGCAACAGTATCTGGTCGAGCACCTTCTACGATTTCATACTTATTGAAGAGTGTAAACGAATTTTGTAAATCATCACGTAACTTATTTCTTCTGAATAAGTTTTTAACTGTTAAGTAATCTTTTGATGAGATTGCATCAGACAAAAATGATTGATACTCTACATTTGGTAGTTCTCTGAAATATGCCATTTTAGTATCCTACTCCTGTTAATCCATCATTTTCGTCATAATCTTCTCTATATACTGGACTTAGTTCTTGGAATGATAAATCCATTTTCATATGAACTGGTGTTTTTGATGAGTCATCATAAGTCATATAAGTTCCAGATCCAGTATAATTGACATTGATGTTTGTAAGTGCAGCAATAATAAAACTATTTAAGAATTGGTGTTTGTTTGCACCAGTCATATAAGTTAATTGAAAAACATTTGGAGATTTTAAAAATAAACCTCTCGAACTTCTAGATTCACCATTTACAGTTGCCGAAAAATCTGCAACTGTGGGTGCCATATTTCTTTTAAATTCTCTAATAATTAATTTTACTTTTTCTGCTTCAGTTCTATTTCTTGGAGCAAGATCAAATGAAAAATTAAAAGACCTTAATTTAACTCCATTGAATAAAAGTTCTGTATTTGGATTTAAGATTTGTCCGGTCGATCTTGCTAAAACTCCACCAAAAGTTGTATTTGCTCCGAGAGCATTTGCTGCCAGGGAAGAAAAATATGTGTTTGTCAGTTGTTGACCCTGACCACTAACTGCAAGACCTTCAACATCAACCGCAGTAGATCTTATAGCATCAAAAAGTCCTTTGAAAAAATTATCACTATTTATAACTTCTTGTGATTTACCAACTGCATATGCTGCAAGAGTATTGAGACTGTCCTCTCCCCATCCAGTTCCATTTGTTGATGTTATATTTTGTGGTATTGGTAGTATAATCGTAGATAATGCGTTTTTATTTTTATATAATCCTTTTGATGATCTGAGTCCTTCTTTAAGGATACTTGATCCATCTGCGGCATTAAACTTTAGAGGAACATACTCAAGGATTTGTATTTTGAGGTAATCTACGTCTTTTTCTATTTCTTGATTGGGATATCTAAGAATTTCTTTAGATTGAGTAGTTTTTGCTCTTGCGACTAATTTTTTATTTGTTACAGTGGGAGGTGTTACTTTATCAGTTTCTTGGTTTCCTACAGATTCTGTTCGTTGTTCTACAGATGCTGGTGGTCTAATTGGTCCACCACGAATATCTGCTAATTGCCCTGCTGCTCTTCTTGTTGCGTTAACGCTACTATATTTTTTTTGTTGTTCTTCTGTTACAGTCATTATTTTCTACTTTTTAATTATTTAGAACGAATACTTGTAAAATTGAGTTCTATAACGTCAGACATTTCTTCTGGATAAATTTCATAAATTTGTCCTTGAATTTGATCGTAATTATATTGCCTTCTATCACGCCAGTGAAAATTAATTCCACGAAATCCCCATAAGAATACATCAGTCACACCAACGAGTGGAAATTCATCATATTCTATATTATTAGTTTTGGCACGATAAACAAAGGTATAATATTTTCCAGAAATGGGAATTTTTCCACTTTCAGACAAAACACTTATGAGATTTTGCATAATATCATCTGCACTTTCTGTGCCTATTAAATCACGAACAACACCACGCACACGATTTTCTTGGTCGTCTGTTGGATTTCTTCTCTGTTTGAGTGTCTTTCTTGGCATTGGTTAAAAAAGTTCGTTTTCCGTAAGAACCTTAAACTCATAACCACGATCTAAACACCATTCTTTGGCAGATTCCCATTTTGCCTGATTTTTTGCATATTCCATCACTTCATAGATATAACCCTTAGTTTTTCTTTTTTGAACTTTGGGTTCAATACACTGCTTATATGGTTTGATTTCAATAATCATTTTTTTGATTTTTCCATTCGATTCTTTGACTTTAATGTAAAAATCTGGAAAGTATCTATGATATCTATTATCAACTGGTGATCTGTAGGGAATGACATTTATTTCACTTCCCCATTCTAATATGTTTTCATTTGTGTCACAATATTTCATGAATTTGCGCTCCCAGAGAGAACGATAGATAATATTGTTTGGATCACCTTTATATTTTTGGGGATATGATGGTTTATAATATCCTTTATATGACATCTAAATAACTAATAATAAAGTAGTCGTATAGGTATTTAGAGTGCCAAGACCAAAGAGAATAACAGATTTTAAACCAATAATTGCCAATCTTGCTCAAACATCACATTATCAGGTTATGTTTGGTGGAATTGGTGGTTCTTTATTGGGTTATTTGAATGATAGAGGTGTAGATACAAGATTTATTACCGAAAATGCTGGATTATTGTGTTCTTCTGCTTCTATTCCTGGAAGTTCATTAGCAACTGCAGATATTAATGGAAACTTTATGGGTGTGCAGGAAAAAATGGCACACACCAGAATTTTTACTCAAATTCAGTTGGAGTTTTATGTTGATTCCGATTACAGAATGATGAAGTTTTTAGAGCATTGGATGGAATTTATTGGGAATGGATCAGTTCAAGACCCTACTGATACTCAATATGGTTATAGAATGAACTTCCCAGATGAATATAAATCTAATTCTACCAAAATTATAAAATTTGATAGAGATTACTTAAGAGAATTAGAATATAACTTTATTGGATTGTTTCCAATTAATCTCTCATCAACACCAGTATCATATGAATCTTCTCAAATTTTGAAAGTAAGTGCATCATTCAATTATGAAAGATATATTCCAGGAAAGATTACAAGTAAAAGCAAAAAAACGGGAAATGTAAATAATTTAGGTTCTCTACAAACTGATTTTGCAAAAGATGTGGTAATTGGTTCTCAGTTAAATCTTGGAGAAGATTTTTCTTCCTTTAGATCTACTTTAGAATCAAATGTCGAATTTGGGCAATAAATAAAAGTAACTGATAATATTATAGAATATTATGCCTTTACCGAAGATTGCGACACCAATTTATGAATTGGAACTTCCATCAAATCAAAAGAAAATTAGATATAGACCTTTTCTAGTAAAGGAAGAAAAGATTCTAATTATTGCAATGGAGTCTGAGGATCAGAAACAGATTACTACTGCTATTAAAAAAGTAATCAGTAATTGTATTCTTTCTAGGGGAATTAAAGTTGAAGAATTATCTACATTTGATATTGAATATCTATTTCTAAACATTAGAGGTAAATCGGTAGGAGAAACAGTAGAAGTTTTAATTACCTGTCCTGATGATGGTGAAACTCAAGTTCCTGTTGTAATTAATCTTGATGATATTAAAGTTCAAGTTGAAGAAGATCATTCAAGAGACATT